AGGTCGGGACAAATTTTATCGGAACCATTTCCAAAACCATTTTCGCCTGTAGTACCAATGTCGTCACAATTGGTTCAACAACCTATTATCGAGAAGCCGGATTCACCAAATGTAATTCCTGTAGAAGTTCAGGCTGTTTCGGAACGGAATATTCCTGTTCCTATTGTTTCGCCTGTAGCACCAATAGTGTCACAATTGGTTCAAGAACCTATTATAGAGAAGCCCGAATCTCCGAATAAAATTCCGGTAGAAGTTCAGGCTGTTTCGGAAGGGAATATAGTTCCTCCTATTGTTGAACCTACTCCTATTATTGAACCTACTCCTATTATTGAACCTACTCCTATTGTTGAACCTACTCCTATTGTTGAACCTACTCCTATTATTGAACCTACTCCTATTATTGAACCTGCTGCTGTTGTTGAACCTGCTCTTGTACCTCCCGTTCCTGTTCCCACTCAAGTCGCCCAAGTAAGACGCATTCCTCAAAATGATGTTTTATTATCGAAAGATGATAGTGCGATATCAAGCCATAAGGCCTCGCCAACAACTGCGGCCGGAGATTTAATCCGAACATCTGTGCAACCATTTGTTCCTCCTCCTCCACGTGAGGCATTTACCCAAGAGTCTCAGGTCCAAGTTCCAGAGGAGGCCAAAGAAGATGTTTTAGATCCCAAGGAAGACCGCACAGACGCATTGGAAGGCGCGATGGAGGAAATACCACTCGATAAAAATGAAAAGAAAGAACTAACTCAAAATGAGGAACTAATTCTACAGGTTATAGACCATATGGTTGAAATAATTAACGAAATATCTAAAGCAAGCACTAGACGATTAGTAAATCCAGGCGAACTAATGGTTATCAATAATGAATGCCAACAATTCATAAGACTCTTAGATGACCTATTACGTACGCCTCCACCTGATATCCAAGAACCCCAAAATCATATCCAACGTAATAACTTTTATAGATTCACTTCACAATGGCCATTTATCAAAAATAGATTGAATGACATAAATGACAATTTAGTAATTCATACGTGGGATTATTATTACTCTTTTACAAATAAAGCGATGACGTATTTAAAAGAGATAATAAAACTAAGGGATTTATTAAAATTATATGTGTTTGGCAAACCAGAAGAAGATTATATTGGCGGTAAAGCCGCCGCAATTAATAAAAAAAAGAGGAGAACAAAGAGAGGACATAATAAAAATGCTCGAAAATCCAAGACACAGAGAAAGAGATAATATTTAGCGACTATCATAGGGATTGGATAAAATTTCGTTGAATAAAAATTAATTTATCTATAAAATGTATAGAATGTCCGTCGATTCCACATTATATACATTAACAGTATCAAACGACCAAACTGGGTCTAAAATATTGGATATTTATGAAGTAGATCCGCCATTAAAAGACAATTATTTGAGAGAAATGTCTAAGAGAGGACCCGAAATAGTGAATTTGGATGTCGATTCTTCTCAGGATGCTGCAAATAAGCTAAGAGCCCGTTTGGATATACCAAAGGCCGCTGCGGGAGGGGTTGCCGGGGCCATTGATAGTGTTAGAAATCCGATCCTTTCTTTGTCTAGTCAAGCTCCCGTAGAAGGATCTGGTCTTAGTGATTTACCTCCTCCGCCCCCTACTGTTACAGCTTCAGAAGGAGCCGCTTCTTTGGTTCCAGCCCCTGCGCCAGCAGGAGAAAAGGCAGTAGAAGCACTTTTGGTGGAATCTGGAGATTTGAGTGCCCCTTCTGGTCTTCCTGCTGTTCTCGCTGTTCCTGCTGAACCAGTAACAGCAGCGGACGCTCTTTTTGCAGGACCAGCGCCTGTGGAACCGGGCCCAATATCTCAAGAGCAGTTGGATGAACAACGAAAAACACAGTCTCAGCTTGCTGCTATTGGCCGTGGAGCTCTGGCAGCAGAAGCAGCTGCGCCAACGCCACCAAAAGCACCAACACCATTACCTGTTGTATATTCAAACCCCGCTGTTACAGACCCTAATTTAGTAACTGGGTTAAAAGTTGTATTACCAGCGAATGTTAATCCTGGCGACAAAGTAGATAATATTGGTGGTAATCCTAAAATAAGCCTTATTGTTCCGGCTGGTGCTAAAGGAGGAGATTCGGTAGAAGTGAAAGTTCCTACTGCTGATATGTCAAATGAGGGTTCGCCAAAAGCTCCGGAAGTCATTCCCGCCGAACAGGCCGCAAAATCTGCCGCCATAAAAGCAAGGACAGGTAGTCTTTTAAGAGAAGCCGTTGCTCAGAATACACGAAAACGTCAGGAACAAGCTGCTTCTGTTCCCGCAGCACCAGCGGCAGTAGCTGGTCTTCAAGGTTCAACTGGCCCGCTCGCTACAGTTGCTTCACCCAAGACTTTGGGGGTACCAAAATTTGGTGGTAAAAAACGAACACGCAAATGCCGCAAAACTAAGAAACACAGAGCTCGTCGTGTTGCTTCGAGAAGACGTTAAACACATTATTATTGATATCATTTATTGTTTGTAAAAATGATACCTTTAGGTTTTACGTATCGGTATAAAGTAATTTATTTACTTAGTGTATATTATAAAGAATGGATGAAACAAATTTGGCAAGTCGAATTATTAGTGAAATAGTTGAACCATTAAAAAGAATGAATATAGAAGCGAAAAACCAACCAGCCCCTCATGATGAAGGTTCAACTACTGGTGAATCTACTATAGGCAGCGATGATTCCACAATAGCATCTAGTAATATGTCTCTAGAGATGCCTGGGGATAGTCCGCAATCTGTTGGGTCCGTTTCTTCGTTGGGTTCGGATTCAGTTGGGTCGGTATCTTCATTGGGTTCGGAATCTGTTCGGTCATTAGGGGAAGAGTCGAGTGGGTATATTTCACCGCCTAGTCCAGATGGTTCTTCTACACCGTTTGCGTTTCTTTCTCCGATAACTCCAGAAACTGGTAAGGGATTTCTATTATCAGATAGGAATCTGGCAACAATAACGGATTCTTTAAAGGGTCTATTCAGTGCTCCAGCTCCAGAAACTGGTAAGGGACTTCTATTATCAGATAGGAATCTGGAAACAATAACGGATTCTTTAAAGGGAATCTTCAATGTTCCTGCACCAGCTGCTCCTGCTTTTGTTCCAGCTCCTATTGTAGTTTCTCCTCTTCTTCCTGAATTAGTTCCAGCTCCTGCTTTTGTTCCAGCTGCTCCCGCTTTTGTTCCAGCTCCTGAATTAGTTCCGGTTCCAGCTCCAGCTCAAGTTCCAGCTCGAGTTACAGCTCAAGTTCCAGCTCAAGTTCCAGCTCAAGTTCCAGTTCCTGTTCCTGAATTAGTTCCAGCTCTAGCTCCTATTATTTCACCGAAATCAATAATTGGTAATGGTTTCGCATTATCCGACGAAAATTTACGAAAAATAATAGATACATTAAAAACATTAACAACAAACCCCTCAGATTTAGTCAGTAGTTCGATAAAGTCTCAAGAAGGCGCGATGATGATTATAGAAATTGACTATGGCAATGGTAAGAGAGGAGAAGTAGTTGTTCATGATGGGGATGACCCACGCAATTTAGCCGCAAAATTTATAAAAGATTACGGCTTGAATATAAGGGCATTTCCTATATTAGTACAACACATTAGCAAAACAATTGCTGAGCATTTGGCAGAGTTGGAGGCGACTGGCTCATCTCCCGCTTTATCCGTGGTCTCTGAATCGAGTCCAGAATCTACAACAGATTCAGAACTTGCCAAAACAGGAGAATTAGGCTCATTTTTAACAACCGCTATAACAGACGCTATGTTACAAAAACCATCTAGATTTAAACCTTTAATCCCCCCATTTAACCTTGGATTGCATTTGCCTGGTTCAACATCTGAGGGTTATGAATTGGGAATGCCAGGATTAGGAACCTCAAGTCCTTCTGTCGAATCTGATTCTGGTAGAAGTCTAGGATTTGGATTACCTGGATTACCTGGATTACCTGGATTACCTGGATTCGGGTCTCACGAATCTAGTGAAAAATCTAGTGACAAATCCAGCGGAAAAGCTACTGTAGATTCCGAATTGGGTAGATGGGGATTTGGATTACCGGGATTTGGTTGGGGTGATTCTAGTAAAAGTGGCAAAACTTCATTGGAATCAGTTTCTAGCAAGGGAAAACCTAAACTCAAACTAAAAAGAGTAGCGAGAGTTTTAAAACGACTTGGTAAAAAACCAGAGCCAGGTCTCAAATTAAAGAACCTATTAAGAACACTAAAGAAATTTTTATCTACAGGAGCTGGGACCGAAGGGGAAGAATCGGAATCAGACGAGGGTTCAGAAGAGGGATCAGAATGGGGATCAGAAGAGGGATCAGAAGAGGGGTCAGAATGGGGTTCAGAAGATGGTTCGTCAAAACGTGGCCCTCCCGCAGAGGCAAGCGAAGAAAATGAAGATAAATATGTAGCACCCGACCCATTTACAAATATAGGTAAATTGAGCATGCCCGAATTAGCTGAGTACCCCAATTCCCCCATAGTAAAGTATTTAAATTTCGATAAAGATAAATTCGCCAAGCCAGCCGGAGTGGATTTGAAAGACTTAATAAACGTTTCCATTCAACCGGAAATAAAATAGACGGAATAACAATATAACAATATAAAAACATAAATATAATTAAAACTTAATTATATCTATAAAATGTCTTACGTAATGGCTAATATAAGAATGCCTTTATCCATAGGCGAAAATGGAGATGTAACACCGTTAATAGAATATATTTCCATAGAAATAGAAAAATGCGATGTGTTACCAGAAAAGGTTGATACCACCGAAGTAAAATCGGCGTTTTTATCACAGTTAGAGTCTATGTTATCCACACCAATAAAAGAACCCGAGAATAATATCGTAATATTACCAGAAGAAATCCAGACGTCTAAAAAACCTAGGGCACAAAATATCACATTAAAGAGTTATAAAGGGTCTTCGAAATATCGAAATACAGCGAAACGCCGATAAAGACATTTAGTTCATAGGATAAGGGCGTTGATTGTGTTCTACGACAAGAGGTGTAGGAATCAATATAGGAAGACGGTCAATGACATTTAGACTCTGTAATGGTTTAATATCGGGGTTAATATACTCTTTGGGGCTAACTAGGTTTGTAGAGCCAATTCCAAATAGTTGTGTCTCAATGTCACATGCATTGCTCGATAAATTCATAGGGGCCATTCGACCTGTCAAGAGTCCGTTACCAGGGAAATGTGTCTCTACGGGTTTCGATGAATATGTATATTCAGAGTATGCTAGAATGCCAGTATTTTGGCGTTGTTCTAATTTGTAATCGCCGGTACTATTTTTATTTCGGGTAGATGCCATTTGTATATAACGAGAAAATTATATTCAAAGCTTGACTAATAAATTCAAATATGCCGTATTCGTTTCATTAAAGTTATCTGGGTCCGTCAAAAATGATACCAAACATCCATGAAATGCATCTAAATAATCATAACACATCAATACAGATAACCCAATTCCTTGATCCTCGGATATATACTTTGCGGCCGCTCTCGCAAGAAGATATCGGAATATCTCATTATCCTTTATTTTGTCATAAATCCAATCCATTCCTAACATAACGGCGCTATCATCGTATTCCAATTCGTCCTTGGATTCGGGGTCTAATCCCTGTTGTAAGGAATCGGGATTATAGTTCGAAGGATTCATATTGAATAATTTGCGCACTGCCGCCCGGTAATCATTGTTATTAGAATATGAAATAACGAAGTCAGTAGGATAATTGAAAGACGAGTCCATGGTCCGTTTATATAGAAAGAGGAGTTTATTTATATTATTTTACTTCTCTAAAACATGTAGTTCCTTCATATGTATATGCGACTGTTTCCAAATTACCATTATTATTAAACACGCTAAAAACTTGTGCTCCATCTCCTAGTCCATATCGTTCCGTTTTTACGAATTTGCCTACATATTTGGGTGTATTCGTAGTAAAATATTTTTCATCTGGATATCTACCAGTTTTACGGGTATATTCTGCGGTTTCATAATATTTTCCGACTTCGGGAGTCAGTCGATATACTTCGATTTCGGATTTACAGAATAGAATATCCATTGGGTTCGGTAAAATATCACAGACAAATGACATATATATACATGTCATCAAATGTTTATATATTTTCTTTTTATTTTTAGTCTCTTGTTATTTTAGTATGAAGTTGGAAACCAAAGTCCCGATTCGGTATTTACCGAAAAGCCTATCTCGAAAAGACCGTAAAACCCAGGTTAATATGTTGAAACGGTCAAGAAACCTTTATAAAAAACACAAATATTATACCAGAAAGGCTGTGCCATCGTTTCATTCCAAACCATCGGGTCATATAAAAAATGCCATGGAACTCTATGGTGTAGAGAATATTTCTCCCACACCTCAACTCGCCAAGGCGACGGGCTGCTCTTTAAAGTCACTCAAGAAAATCGTAAATAAAGGCGAGGGGGCTTATTTTTCTTCGGGTTCTCGTCCGAACCAGACAGCACAGTCTTGGGGGTTGGCGCGTTTAGCGAGTGCGATTACTGGCGGAAAGGCGGCCGCTGTGGATTATCATATTTTAGAAGAAGGGTGCGACCCGAAAAAACCGGCTCTCAAGTTGGCGAATCGCTCTAAAAAGATATATAAAAATGGTCATGCAAGAACGAGAAGGGCGGTTTTATAAAGCCATTTCTTCGAAAAGCTTTCTCAGTCGCTTTTTTTCGAAAAGCTTATACAGACGCTATAAACTGCCAATCCAAATCCTGGCATACCTTCTTCCATATCATATCCTGTTCCAATTGCTTCTCACGATCCTTCATCATCGGGATATAAGGTAAATATTGGGTTTGGTCTAATAAAACACATAACTGATATAGCGTATAAGTATAATTAAAAAAGTTGGTACGATTTGCCGGGCAATGTACGGCCCAAGGTTTTTGAATCTCAATAAAAAGGACACAAAGTGTCTCGTGTAGTTCCTCGTTCATAATCGGTGGCTTTATCCCGAAAAGCGAATTAATATACTGAATATGCTCGAAATATTTATTGAAACCGAGTTTCCTCAGGATATCGCGCATTTTATCGTAGTTTATCAAGGACATATCCTTGATACGCTCCTTCTTAATACGAGCCCGAATGGCCTCGATAACTTCCTCAGGAATCTGTGTCGTCTCTTTGGCTTGAAACTGAGATAAAATCTCTTTAAAATGATTCAGTCGAATATACGCGGTATAAGAAACCTCACTGGGTGGCTCTTTATTTGCCGGTTTCGAACTATCCACAATATAGGTGATAAACTTACCACAGTCTTTATTATTACAAATCAAAATGCCCTCTTCGTCTTGTGGAATAAGTTCTCCTCGATGACATATTTCACAAACATCGGAAGGAACAACGAAATCCTGTATATTCACAATCTCATTATTCACATTCCGCCAATAGTTTTGATATGCCTTTTTGGATTGAGCATATTTATCGTTTTGTATGCTCTCGGATTCCGGGTTTATAGACTTGATTTTGAAGAACGAGTTCAAAACATTCGTATTTTGATTTACGGTAGAACCCGACGAAATCTGCTGTTTCTGTTCGAAATACTGGAATATATATTTCGAGTTCTCGAGTAAATAGTTCTTTTTTTCCGATTTCAATTCGCGGATTTCATTTTTGATGGAATATATTTTATCTCTTATATCCAGATATTGTTCGATTTGGCCTTCTGTGAGCGTTTTTGCCTTGGTTTTAAGGTTCTCTACCTCTTTCTGTAAATCGGGAACAGTTTTAGTCTCAATCTCTTGGAATCTCTCTAACATTTCAGTATGTTTTTCATCGATTGTATTTGATTGATGTTTTTGTAATTGTAAGTTATTTGAACTCGATTTGGAAGGCTTCATTTATCTAGTATTTGTAATTTTTTATTATAGTTTGTTTAGTATGATTTTTATATATTATTTTATAGCGATTATATATAATAAAATATGGAATTTATGGATAAATCTCAAGGTTCGACCGTAGAAACTATAGAAGGGCCGCCTACTAATACATTTAATCCATTGAGTAAAAGACCCGAGGATACATTTCGACCACCGGCAATCAAATCGAGCCCGGGGTATAGCTCAACCGGTAGTCGCGATAGTATTCCGATCGAATCTCCCGACGAGAGTATCGGAAGCTATTTTGATGAAGTGGAAGAAGAGGATGGACCTAGGAATATTTGGAATTTAGACCCATTGATAAAAGGTTTGGAAGAAGCCCAAGAGAATCCACCCACGGAATCGCCAACGTTTTGGGACATAAGACAGAACGAAGAAAATATGTTTGCAACCATAAATCTACGTTGTTCAAGGATAGAAAGTTACATAGATGAAATGATTTCGGTTGAATTAGATGCGATTGATAGTATTCGAGAACTATTGGTATCGAATATATCAAACCAAAATTCGCAGCTTGGTGGGCATATGAATACTACATTAAATAACAATATAGTCATAGAATTGAACCGAAAGGAAGGTGATTCTCAGCACGATTTTAAACCATCCGCATCTAGAAATAATGCTTTTCCGGTAGAGATAACAACTAAATCAAAACTGGTTACTGCGGATAACGGAAGAATAGTTCTCGACCGAATATCCAGAATATTAGAAAGAAGTGGTGCGAACTCGAATCTATTAAACGGATATTTTACGAGAAGTCCTAATAATTTTGAAGAGGATATTAAAGTGGATTATTTATTGGGCGAAATAGCGGGAGAATTAACCGATATAAATTACTATTTTACAAACCCAAGTGATATTCCGAGCACATGGGAGAAAAAACGAAGAGACTTTTTTTCGTCGCCTGAAAAAGTATATACCCTTCATAAATTATTCGCCGACATACAAGAACACGGTATAGATTATTGGTTATTTGACGCGTGTATGAGCTCAAGAGTTAAAGCTGGAATGATTCCCGATAGATTTCTTACATTAGCGAACATTTGGGATCCCGCACCAGGTAGAAATCCCAAGTTGGAAGACCTAACTGAGTATAAATTGTCAAACGACCCGGCAACTATGGCAATTAGTCGTTTTATTGAACAACCTGAAATAACCAGTTCTCTTGCAAGCCGTTTGGGTGATAGAATTTATGAAAAGTTGAATCCCCCTTATACAGTATATAATTGGGAAAATCCCGCTTCCGGCGACTCATATTATGACACAGTCTATGATGAACTTATTAATCAAGATGTTATTAGAACTACATTTGGTTTATTTATTCGATTAAGATTGGCCTTAGATAAAGACCGAAATACCAGTGTTGCCGTATGTACATATTTAAATGATGACTTATTGAATGTTTATCTTGTAAATGGAGGATTTAGTGTCAATGAATTGGCGATGGGAATGCATTATATTGAAACCGGAGAACCCGAACTCGGTGTGCAGAGTAAAGCCAGACCACAGGTTGTTCATCCAGTTTTAAGGAAACTAATTGACGAATTAAATGCGAACATTCGTTCGGAAGACAAGAAACACCCAGACGCAAGATCCATTAGAACAACGGAGTTTTTTAATAACGAATATTATAAATTATTACTTCGATTTAAATCCTCGGGGGACCATGGGCAAGCAAACACCGCTAAAATGTTAAATAATGTTATTAAGAAAAATACGGTATTTATGTCGGGTGATAACTTGGCGTTTGTTTATTCGATAGCAAGTGAAATACCTACTATTGCGAATTATTATAAATCATCCTCTAAAAAGGGGGGCGATGACGATGATGACGATGAGGGGGATGAAGGTTCTCCTCAATTCATCGTTGGTTATTTCCCTATGAAAGATAGCAAAGAAAAATATGAAAAGTATTTCAATCGTCAGATATCTGTTATCGGAAATGTTTATGCCCCAGGATACGAGAACCCGAATTATTCAACTCCGAGCGGGGCTATTATATCAAAGGATGATTTGAATCGATTACGAAGTGAAATGTCTCGTGTGATAGAAGAAAATGAGGCGTTTATCTTGGAATTAAAATTGGCAAATGGCGAAATTGATGGAAACAAGAAAGCCTCAAGTTTGGATCCTTTAATCGCTAGAATAAACGCTAGAATAGAGACAATATCGAGAGAATTACCGATTACGCTATTGGAATCCATTCCACAGAGTTCTGATAGTTTGTTTTTAGAAGGTAGTGATTATAATTATGCGAATATGGCAGAATATGTAAAACTCGTGACCAATTTTACGAGTAGCTGTTATTTTATTAAGAATTACGTAAAAATCGTTTTATTGATAAAACAAAACGTAGATGAAACCGTAATTGCTATGAAAGAGGTTTTATCGATAGAAGAGCGCGAAATTACTTCAAATGTTGAAAAGGCAGTAGGGTGGAGAGGAAGAGCATTAAATACAAATATAACGGCATTAATAACTATTTTTAAAAGTTCTCGTTACAAAACCGAGTCCGAAATTAATAGAGAACAACTATTAGAATTAGGACAAACCGCCGACCCTACGAAAGCGAAAAGAGGTCAGGGTCAAGGAGCTGCAACATTTAATGATAAACTATCGGCTGTTTATTCGAAATTGATTACAGTTAAAGGCGCAATCGCCGAAAAAATGTCGAGCGAACTCGAATTAGACCGTAATGGCTATATGAACATTAGTGATAGAATAGATAACATAAGAAATGTCTATTTAGATAAACTTCGAACTAAGATAAACGAGGTTACAATTTTCGGCCCCGCTTTAAATGAATACTTTGATAAATGTTTTGGAAATAAAGTGGAAGGAGACGGTTCTATAGCTATTGCTTTTAGTGAAGACGCAGCAGAATCTGTCGGTGCGTTTCCAAAAGCAATAGAGAAATCCATCGATGAAGTCCGCGGTTCGAAATTGTCGGTTTCTTCTGATGTTTTTGATTTGGTTTCTGGTTCTAACGTTAGTGGAATGTCGGTAATGGAATCGTTACCTGATATTCCATTTGAGGCAATTGCGAGAAAGCCTAAGAAAGTGGGAAGACCGAAAAAAGCAGCTGCGAAGGTTATTGAGGGAACCGTATTTGATGGTATGGTAGAAGGTCTTCCCAAAGCGGGTGGTGGTCCTAATAAAAGAGAATTGGCTGCTTTTACCGAAGCCAAAATAAGAGAAGAAGAAGCTAGAATAAAAGAAGAAACCCGACAAAAAATAATACAGGCTAGACTTAAAAAACAAGAAGAACTTAGACAAACAGAAGCATTAGAATCAGAAGAAGCTGAGAGCAAACCAAAGGCGGCAACAAAAAAACGTTCCGAAACCAAACAGCCGGGAAGAGGAGGAAGTACTCATAGAAAACAGTCCCGCTATAAAGGTGGGCATAACCAAACAAAAAATCATAAAAATAAACGAAGAACCCGAAAAATTCATAACCATAAAAAATCGAAAAAGTCGATTCGGAATAGAAACTAATAAAATATGACAAGAGTCTCTATAAAATGCCGACCGAGATAGTAACATCCTTGGGTGATTTACCCGAAAACATAAAGGTGGAGAAATCACAACTACGGAAACTAATGTTTTTAGCAAACGCTTTAGATCAGGGATGGTCTATTAAGAAGTCGGCGGATTCCTATATATTTACGAAGAAGCACGAGAACCGGCGAGAGATCTTTCAAGAGAATTATTTAGAGACGTTTTTGATATCGAATTTATCGAATCCGAACATTTTACGCTGAATACCAACATTGTAATAAAAATCTATAATGTATTTAATCTTTAGTTAAAATACATTATGGTATAAAGGGGTATTGTTTCTCAATAACCCTTTGTATTTTTACGCTGAATATGTAAAATCAATATTCTCCACCTGTATTTACTTTAGTGATTTTTGTATTCACTACCAATTATTATTTTCTAGGGCTATTATGTAGGAACTTATACAGTAGATATTTAGCAATTTTCGATTTTTTCGAACTTAAGGAAAATAAATTAAATGAATTAATTTATTTTTCTCAGAATTATTTTCTTGGGAAGGTATATACGATAGTATAAAACATGGCTGGCGGACTTATGCAACTTGTCGCCTATGGCGCCCAAGACGTTTTCCTTACTGGAACCCCCGAGATTACCTTCTGGAAGGTGTCGTACAGACGCCACACCAACTTCGCGATGGAGTCCATCGAGCAGACCTTCTCCGGCCAAGCCGATTTCGGCCGCCGCGTGACCTGCACGATCTCCCGTAACGGCGATCTTGCCTACCGCACCTACCTCCAGGTGACTCTCCCCGAGATCAACCAATCCATGGCCACCTCCGGCACTGACGGTGTGTATGCCCGTTGGTTGGACTTCATCGGTGAGCAGCTCATCGCCCAGGTTGAGGTTGAGATTGGTGGCCAGCGCATCGATCGCCAGTACGGCGACTGGATGCACATCTGGAACCAAGTGACCCTCTCCAAGGAGCAACAGCGTGGCTACTACAAGATGATTGGTAACACCACCCAGCTTACCTACATCACTGACCCCAACTTCGCCGGTGTCTCTGGCCCCTGCGCTTCCTCCACGGTCCCCAACCAGGTGTGCGCTCCCCGCAACGCCCTCCCTGAGACCACCCTCTACGTGCCTTTGTTATTTTGGTTTTGTAGAAATCCAGGACTCGCTTTGCCTCTTATCGCCTTAAAATCTGTAGGGCAGAAAAGTATCCAACCCAAAAAATCTGAGCTCTTTTTTGGGAAAAATATGTTGTGGTCTCAGGCCGATGAATTTCGGCAACCCCAGATGCTAGTCGCTTGTTGCTAAGGTTTTCTTAGTAACGAGCGGCAACATATCCAAATTGCGGGAAACCCTTAAAGACGTAAAAAAGAAAATTGTATTGTATAAAAAATTGAAAAAGAAAAAGTTATTGAAAAGTAGTATTATTCCATTAAATATAATGGAGAAAGTGTGTTCGAAATGTGGTGTTTCGAAAAGTATAGATTGTTTCGGAAGAGATAGTAGAAAAAAGAGTGGAATTCGTTGCAGTTGTAAAGAA